TTAAACTTTTTGCCGCTTAGTATTTCGTTAATTTTTGCCTCTTGTAACCTATTAAGCCATTTTGAACTTTCTTCATTAACAGCTTTTTCAGATTGTGTTTCTAAAGCTGCAACTTTAAGTTTATATTCCTCAATTTCCTTAATAGTTTGTTTTTTGTAGTTTTCAAAAGCTTTATTATCTGAAGACGTTGAATTTGTTTTTAAGTCTTCTGTAATACTACCAACAGCCAAGTCAAATAACTTTAAGCTGTCAGGCTCCTGTTCTTTCAATTCTGCAAATTTTTCTTCACCAATGGCCTTTTTAATTTTCAAGTCCAAAGAACTTAAATACTTACCTTTAAAGTGTCCCATTATGTCGGGGTTGTTTTTTGCAGCTGCAAAAGTCAAAAATTTTTTATGAAATTCTTCACTTACGTTTTCAGGTAATTCCATTTCGGGAACATCCTCAATATTAAATCCTTCAAGTTCTATTGATTCAAAGACTTCTTGAAGAAAGCCTTTCAGAGTTTTGTTAGCCATAACAAAAAGATTTTTTAAGCGTTATCCGCTTCAGTTAATAATGCAATTAATATTATTTTTCTATCATTCTGATTAAATTCAATACCCCTTGCCTCTAATTCAGCAACTAATTCGGGTTTTGTCATTTCAGAATAAGAAACTTTTTCTTCTTCAACAACAGTTTCTTCAACTGTTTCAACTTCTTCAACAACTTCTGTTATTGCTTCGGCTGGATCATTTACTTCAGTAACGTCAATACTTTTGATTTTACTTTTTTCAATCCATTCAGGACCAATTTTGCCTTTTGCCTTTTGCTTATTATAAATTGCAAGGCTCATAGTAGTTTCAAACATTTTCCCTTCTGTTGACCTACTTATGTCAACTAAAGTTATTGTTTGCATTTTTTTTACTGAACTCATATTTAAAAATTTATAGTTTATACAAATATAGTTAGTTTATTTTGTAAATATACTATTTTACAGAATTTTATTTTAAACTAATAACCTTGTTTCCCTTTCGTTAGGTTGCCAATTACCGTTTTTTACATTTCTTATTAGTACATTTTTAGGGACAAAGCGGGGTGAAATAGGGCTAAAAAAGTGCCTACAATTCCAACCACCCCTATTAATAAAGATTGAACTTTTGTTAGTCCCGTTTATACGGCCTTTTAATTGTTGTGGTGTTAAGCCTTTATTTGTTAAAGGGTTTATTGCTTCGCCTAATTTTTCAACCTCTTTTTTATGAAAATATTGTTGCATGAAGTCAACACAAAAAGCCCTTGTATCGCTTATTTTAGTTCCTGTGTACTTATAAAATTCAATTCCTAAGTCCTGTGTAATTGTTTGGTTGTAAGTGGCGTTAAATTGTGTAAGTGAATCACTTGAAACTTGACTTACATATCTTTGTAAAGCCCCAACACCTTCTGAACCACCTGTAATAAATTGTTCTAATTCTGCAATTAAGTCATCAATATCGCCTGAAGAAACAACAGACGAATTTAAAACTTCTAAAATCTTTTGAGTAAAATTAGTGTCAACCCCAGCTTCTAATAAATTTAAAGCCGCGCTTTGTTTTGAAAACTCTAAAATTTCATCGTATAATTGTAGGTTTGTAAAATCAGGCATTTTATAACTCTTTTATATATTCGTCTGATAAAGTTCGGACCTTGTTAAATGTTGCAATATATTTACCAACTTTGGCTTTATAAGCGTCAGAAATTAATATTTTTCTAATTGGTTTTGCCTTTTGTGTTACTTTTAAATTCTTTAAACTTGACTTAATTTTACCGTTGTCATCATAATCTAATTCTTTTAAAAGGTATTTTTTAAGGTCCTGAAATAGTTTCTTTTCAACGTCTTCAACCCTAAATTGGTCAACTGTGTCGTCAATTAAAGAAATTCTATTATTAAGAAGTTTGTTCAATTTCTTCGGTATCGCCATTATTATCTGTAATTGTTACGGCCTGTGTTGTTAATTCGTCTGCTAAAGCCTTTAATATTGTTATTTTTTCGCTTCTTGCTTTGTCTAAGTATTCAGGATCATTTTCAATTGCTGTTAATATAAAGCTTCTTATATTAGTTGAAATAATGTAATTTTGTCGGGTTGTCCCACCTGTTAAAACAATTTCAGCTTTTTCTTCTTCAGATTTATCACTTAAAGGGTCAAGGTCAATAATATTAGAATTGAATTTTTGTTTTTCAATATCATTCGGGAACTTTTTAGCAATAAAATCTAATTCCATTTGAACCAATGTATTAGGATTTACCCCCGCTTCTTTTAAAAATTTCATTTCTTCAGCCATTACAACTTCGCTAAATGTATTAAATTTAGTTGGTTTGTTTATTGTTGGCATTAGGTCCTGATTAACTAAATTATATCTCCAAATTGAAATAAATTTATAAGAATTATAAAGAATATTGTCAAATAGGTTGTCAGAAATTTTATTTAAAAAGCTTTCAAGTTCTGAACGGTCAATTGTTTTAGCCACCCCGCTTTGATTCGCCCCAACTTTGTCAATTATATCTAAGTTAATGGCTTGAAAACCTGAAGAAATTTGTTTTGCAACTTTATCTTCTGTTAACTGAACTATGTCAATTGGCTTATCAATATAAGTAACGCCAGGAAAGTCAGTTTTTTCACCCTCAAAAGCGTCTTTTCTTACTGTTGTAACTCCATAAGGGCTTCGGCCATTTATCCAACCACTACCATTACATCGCGAACATGAAACAAATTTTTCTTCACCGTTTTCAACCTTTGTAAACCCTCTAACTTTTTCAGTTATTGATTTTGGCGAACAACCTTCATCACATTCAACTTCTATTTCAACACGTTCTAAAAATAAGTGTTGATTATATTGCGCGTCAAGGTCTGAATCCAATCTTATGGCCTTATTCCAATATGGTAAAACACCACTTACAAAAGAATCATAAGCAAAAGGAACTGTTTCTTCTCTATAATCGCCCTTTAAAAAGAATCCAGGAACATCTTTAAAATCATACTTAAATAAAACCTCAATTTCAACACGCCCTAAATTTTTGGGGTCAACTTGTTTTATTTTTAATATTTCTTTATCTGTAACAATACACCATATATTTAATTCTGTGTTATTTATTACGTTCTTTTCGTCCTCTAATAAAATAAAATAGTTAAGGCCATAGTCTAAAACTTGATCCGACCTATAAATAAATGGAAAAGGTTTGTAATAGGTTGTGTTGTCTTCAGGAATTTCCAAAGGCTTAATAATACAGACCGCGTTGGCGTCAATTAAACCCTGTTTCAAAGCAACGTCAAAACCCCAACTTTCAACAGACCCAAAAATTGGAAAATCTTTTGTTGTATAAGCTTTTAAACTTTCGTCTTCAGCAATGTTTTTTTGTTCAGGAAATTCAATATTATAATTTGAAGATTGTTGAATTTTTGAAAGTACATTTACAATCCTTTTACCTTGACTTTTTGTTATTGGTTCGTAAACCTCTAACCTATATTTTTTTATTTGTTCAGGTTCGTTAGGTCTGTAAGTTTCTAAAATTCGCGTTGGCCTATTACCTTTTAAGTGAACGGCCATTTCTTCAGCCTGTTCAGCGTTGTCAGAATAATTAGGGTGATAAATTTTATCGGTTACTAAACCAGCAATTATCTGATTTAATTGCCCTTCATTTTGAAGATTAATCTTATTTACTATTGGCATAATTTAAGTTTATCAACTCAAATTTCAAGCATTTGAAAGGCTTCTTAATAAACAAAAATAGTTATTTTTATTTTAAAAGTTTAGGTAAATTGTATTTTTTCCTATATTTTTCTAAAACTTGTTGATTCTTATTGAATTTTTTCTTATTAGTCCCACCCATTTTATTTTCAATTTGGTGGTATTGGTGCAATATTTCGCTTTGTGTTAACCAATGTATTTTAAGGCCTTTATTATAAGCAACATAAGCTGTTAAATTATCCATTGCCCCAAAACCTTCCATTTCTTCAAAATAAGGGTTTTCAGTAAAGAATTTCTTTGTAGCATATTGACACGCCCCATTAGCTAACTTTTTCCATTGGTTAAATTTAGACTTTGGAAAATTCCAAGTTTTGATCCTGGACAAATTAATGTTAGAAATTGGGGGCAACATTTTAACTTCTTTAAATATAATTACTTTTTCACCCCTTACCCTTTCACATTCTTTTAAAAAGTCTTTTCTAAAAATATAATCTGAATCTGTACACATAATAAATTTTGATTCAGCTTTATTAATACCGTAATTTAACAGTTTAGGCTTATTAAAGTTGTCTAAAGGTAAATGGTAATGTTTGGCCTTAGTAAGTTTTAAAAGGTCGTTAAGCATTTCAAACTGTCTTAATTCAGAACTATCAACAACAATTATTTCATCTAAATAACTTTGCTGAAGTTCTAAACTTTGAACAGAATTTAAAACACGTTTAAAACCGCGCTTAATAATGTTGTGAACAGGAATTATTATTGTTACTTTATCCAATTTTTATAAATAATTTCCATTTAATAAAAGTCAATTCAACTAAACAGTTAAACGGTTTTTTGTGTCTAAAGGTTAAATCTAAATAAGGCAATAATTTAAAAGTTGTTTTTAATTTTATTACTCCATAAGCAAATGATTTTTTGCCTTTACCTGTAATTTTTACAAAGCTTTCAAAACTCCCTTGTAAATCGTTTTCATTCAAATAAAGGTCAACCCATTTTTGTATATTTTCTAACCTATTAACTTTGTTTTGTTTTCTGTTTGGTGTTTTTCTTTTCATTTTAATTTAGATAAATTTTAATACTTTCAAACCCAAATTTAGGTTTGTGTTTAACTACTGTTTCATAGGCTTTTGGCCTGTTTCTTATTTCTTCAAATTCCTTATAACAATTTTCACATAATAAAACAGCAACTTTTTTACCGTTTATTATCATTATATAACCTGATAAGTCAATTGGTTCTTTGCATGAAGTGCAATTTTCATCAATACAAATCACGTTTTTAAATTCTGTTTTTATACTAAATGTAATACAGTTTTTAGCCATTATTTTATTTTTCGTGAAATATTTTCTTTTTACTTTCAAATTTCCAATAAGGGCTAAATTGTTTTACAGTTATTTCGTAAATATGTTTTAACCTGTTTGAATGGTGACCCCCAGCCATTCCCAAAAAATTATATTTCTTTTCAATATCTCCTAAGGGTAAAGTTTTATTTTCCCATTGAAAGTAAATAGGCTTAATTTTTTCGTTATCTGAATAATGATTTAATTGCGCTGAAGCTAAGTTAAAGGCCAATTCATCAGGGTAACGCCCCCCAATTGGCTTAAAATCTAACTTTCTATCCATATAATTTTTTTGGACCTGTTTAAAGTACTTCTTATTTTTAGCGCTTTTACTGAACAGAATAAAGCTACTATTATATTCAGGGTAAAAAGTTTCTAAAGGTAGTTTATAGGCCTCGTAAATGTCTTTTAAGTGCTTATTTGCCTTCCTTACCCAAACCATAGCGCACTTATCCCAATTTTCGCTGTTATACCTTGCAACTTCTTGAATTAAAAAGTCATGTTCAAATAGTTTATCAAACTTAGTCAAACAAATACCGTCAACATCTAAATAAATAGTTTTGTCAAAAGGGCTGTAATTATAAATAAAAGTTTTAAGCTTAAAAGGGTTGAATTGTACGCCCTCTAAATAGTCGTCTAATTCAGGTTCAATTATATGGTCAAAAACTTCTAATATTGAAGTATCTGTTTCATCTGTAATAATTGCAATTTGTAAATTTGGTTCTTTTCGCTTAATAGATAAGGCCATATTATAAGCCATTTTGGAATAGTTTTTACCCATTCCAATTAATAAGATCCCGTTCATAGTCTTTCTAACTGTCGTTCAACTTTTCCAGCCTGATATTCATTATTGTAATCCAGGTAGAACTTTTTCCAACTCAAAAGAATTTGTTTTTTCTTTTCTTTGGCTTTTTCTTTAAAGTATTCATCAATCATAAGACAAATATACAAAATTATTTAATAAAAAAACAGGTGGATTAGGCCACCTGTTTAAATTTAAAGAACGTTCTATTTTTATACCTAAATAGCTAAGGTTAAATAAAAAAGCAAAGCAAATATAATAAAATATTTCATATAAAAAAACCCGCCTATCTAATAAGCGGGTTTTAATTCGTAGTATTTAACTATTATTCAAAAACACCTGTTGGCGCATCGTATGCGGTGTGCATATCCTGTGCAGCCCAACTAACAGCAACGTCAAAATAAATTGAACTGTCCAAACCTTCTTCAACAACAACGTCAGCGTCAAAGTTAGCAATTGGGTTATCACTTGGCGGCATCCAAACCTTATTCCCAGCCGTAAAATAAGCGTAAGAATAAGAACTATTAAAGTTCAAAACGTCATAAAAATCTTCATTTCCAACAACGTCAGGGTGTGAATATTGTGCTGTACGTTCATAACCAACAGTCCTCGTTTTTTGACGGCCATAGCCATCAACTTGAACGGGTGAACCTTTAGGCTTTGAACCTTTAACATTTTTGATAATAACTACTGTACCATTCGCCAATCCAGCATCCCATTGAGCTTTTGAAGTTGGGTCAGTAATTGCGTGGTCACTTCTTAAAAGAACTGAAGCAATTATTCTACCTTCTTCATTCGCACAAATGTCTTCAGCAAAGACAGGTAACGGAGTATCACAATATAAACTCATGTTTGTATTATTTTTAGTTATTAATTTTAATTAAGTTTTAAGTCTTCACTTCTTTGGCTAACAATATTTTGTATTTCTTTATTTTAACAGTATTTATTTTCGTTTAAGTCGTTTTTAAGCCTTAAATTAGTTGTTGCGTTATACAAACTTAACAATTTTCCCGCTAATCTTTCGCCTTCAGGTGAATAACTTGCTTCTTTAGCTAAATATTCAACGTCTTCAATATATAAATTGTCATATCCTATTAATAAACGAATAAAATCGTGAATGTGTTCAGGTTGCGCGTAAATAAATAAGCCAACTTCTTTTTCAGATTTAAAATAAAGCGTTTTACTTACACCCGCTGAATCTTCTTCATTTTCTTTATCACCATTATATTTAGGTGTTTCTAAACCACCGTCAACCCTTAAAACAGGTTCATAATTAAGGCCAACAAAATCAATTCCAAAGGCGTTGTCATTATTTGACCCTGTAAGCTTAATATTACATTCAAAACTTTCGCATAATTGAAAACAATCAGTTCTAAAAACGGCTTCTGAATAAGCAACGTCTTCATGTATTTCGATATAATAACAGCCACAATTACAGTCATAACCGTCTAATAAATTGGACCAGTCTATTTTTAATAATACCTGTTCAGAAACAAAAGAGGCGTCAATATCGCCATCAATTGAAGTGTAAACTGTTTCATCTGTTTCACAATCCTTAATATAAAAAACAGGCTTAGTAACATTGTAAATATTAAAATTTGTTAGGTCTGCAACAATATTTGAATCAAATTCAATTGAAATGTCAGCTGTGTTTGCTGCATTACCGTAAAAAGTTAAAGTTCCTGTTGGATCATCTTCAGCTGTTAAAACGGCAACAGTTTGACCGCCAATTTTAACTGTTATTGAATCTGAATAAGAAGAAAATTCAAAGCTACTAATATCAAATTCATACATATAAAACCCGCCAACTTCTAAAACATTTGTTTGTTCAATACTACCTGTAAAACCTGAAGTTTTTTGAATTTCATTCGTTCCAAAACTAACATTGCCGTCTATTTCATAATAAGAAATTGAATAATTAGGGTTTACTAAGTTCATTATATCTGTGCTTAGTGTTATTTGTGTCGCTGAATCAACACTTACAATTGTTGCAAATTGGTCTGTATCTGTATTTTTAACAGTCATTCCAACATAAACTTCATTTCCTGTACCCCCTGTGCCGTCAAAGTCAGCCCCCGAATCAATTAATTTGTCTGTTGCTTCAGCTGTTATTGCCCCCGCCTGAACATTGTCAACAATTGGATCATCACTTAAATTGTCTGTTAAAATTGCTTCACTTTGTAAAACTATTTGGGTCACATCTTCACACGTAACTTTTTGATAATATTTTTCAAACCATTTACATTTTCCCGTTTGTTCATTAAACGTTGTTTCTTCAGGTGTGTAAAGTTTTACTAATTGATTGTTTATTCTGCTTAAACTCATATTTTTAACAATTTGTGTTTATTTTCTTTTTACTTCTTAATACAAAAGACGTTTCTGAAGTCCTTCTATCATATTCTATTGAATTACGCCAACCAAAAAGGTGATTATTTTCAGTATTTGAAAACAAAACAGCACTTTTAGGGTCGTCTTTTAATAATTTCCATTGTTCAAATGTTAAGGCCTTTTTAAATTCATATTTATATATAGGAAAATCATTTGGATTTACAGGTAAAATGTCGCCCCCACCGTCATCAACTGAAATAGTTTTTAAACTTGTATATTCAGGATCACTAAAAGCCCCCGTAATCATAACAGGTAATAATTCACTTTGCAAATTAGACCCTGTAACCCCGTTTATTTCTATTTTAACCCTTACCCTTTCATTTTTAAATATTGAAAATGTATTTTGCGCTTCGTAATAATCTATGTCCTGGACCTGATTTAAACCAAAAACCTTTTCATAAGAAGTTGTAAAGCTTTGTAATAAAACATTTGCTGAACTTCGTCTTTCTATTGTTTGAGTAATTTCAAATTTTGGGGTTGCGTATATTTCAACGCTATCAATTTGAACTTTTGAATTATTAAAACAAAAACCTGTTTGGCCTGTTACATATTCAAATCTAAATTCAAAATTAGTAGGTAAAGATAAATTACCAATATTTGTTAAATCAATTACAACTGTTTTAAGGCCTGAAGTTGTAACATAAGTGTCACCTGAAGCAAAAGGAGAATTAATTCTTATAGCGCCACAATCAACAACACAATTAAACTGTAATATATAAATTCTATTAGCTTGAAAGTTTATAGAATTACTTCTTAAAAATAAGTTGTTTATTCCAGCACCGCCAAAAGTGTGAGTGTAACCTTGTAAGTTTGTTATATTTGCGCCTGATTGCCAATAAGACCAACCTGTTGAAGCTGGGGTTGCGCTAAAGTCACCGTTTACAATTAATGAAGTTGTGTCTAATTGACCGTTTAATTTAAATACAGCCGTTGCTAAAAACCCGTATAAACCCGAATTAGGAACGTCATAATAAAAACCTGAAGTATCGTAATTATTGCCATCGTCAAAAAATGGCGGGGTTGAATCGTCATCATATTCAACAGGCGAAATTGTCGCGGGATAAACAGTATCAACAACACTTGAAGTAATTTTAGCCCAAAAATTAGCAGAAGACGAAGTTGAAAGGTATTTAACAACTGAATTAGGCAACCCGCCCAAATACCTACTTACTACATTATAATTATTTAAAGGTTGATTATAAGCAAAAGGACCGTCTTTTACAATAAAATTTTCACTACCTAAAGAAAAATAATCATCTGTGACCCCTAATTGTAAAGCTGAATCAATTGAAGTAACATTTGTTTTTAACCCTGTGTCAAGATTTACGGCCATATCGCCAATTGAAACACCGTCAGTAATAAAACTTCCTGTTGTTCTTATTAGTTTGTTTGCTGAAGTAAGACCTGAAGTAACACCAATTGAAAGGGGTTCGCCATAGGGCTTAGATTTTAAAGCTTTGTTATTGTCGTCAGTCATAACAATAGCGTTTTTATCATCATATTTCGAAACTGAATTAACAACAATGTCTTCAATAACATTTGTGTCTATTATCCAATTTGAAACAAGGTCAAGCGTATTGTCAACATTACATTGTCCTAATATTGTGTAATTTTCTTCTCTAAAAGTTTTAAAATTTAAAGGCGGGTATGAAAAAGCAACGTCATCATTAAAATTATCTGAACCAATATTAATGTCAGAATATAAAGCCTCTTTGTTAAAGTCTAAATCAATACCCCTAATGTTATCTAATTGAATTTGCGCGTCATCCTGTTCAAAATATGAAGTTGGTTCAACTCTGACCCTGTAAGGGTTTGTATAAGTTGACGGGTTTGGCTCAACAGCAAAAGATAAATTATATTTTTTGTCTAATTCTGCAAATAATGTTTTAAAACTTATTTCTAATTGTGTACCGTTGCCGTTGCCTTTTCTTAACTCTGAACCGTTTGTAATAAATGTGTTATAACCTTCGCCCCCAACGTCAAAATAATCTGAAATAAAATCAACTTCACCGTCTGTAATATATTGAATTATAAAATGAAAACAATTCCACGCCCTAAACATTTGACGCGCTGTTGCTTCGTATGTTGCAAAATTTGCTGTTGGGTCAAATACAAAAACGTCTTCATAAGTTACAGGCGTTATTGATTCGCCATTTTTTGAAGTGCCAACATTTACTAAGGCCTTTAAACTTTTATTATTGCTTATTCGCGCCCCAAAAGATTCGTCAAATATTTTTGTTGTTATAATTCTTTGGTCAATATCTAACTTTGTTATTTCTGTTAGCTTAATAATTCCATTAAATTCAGTAACCCAATTTCCAGCCTGACAGTCATCTGATTCAATTGTTACTTCAATCGTTTGACAATAATTTGCAGACATTACCCCGTCAATATAGTCGAACCCGTCACCCCAAAATTGTAAATCAGTTACATAAATAGTAAATAAACCCTTAATTTTTGGGTCACGTTTTGACTTATATTTTGCCTTTTCCCAACCTTTAGGAAGGTCATTTAATTGTGTCGTATCTAATGTAATTCTTAACCCCATTAATAACTATTTCTATTTAAAAAAGTTTGTTCATTTAAAGCTTCTGCAATAGGTCCTGAAATTGAATTAGGATTTGTAACCCTAAAACCGTCAGGAAAACTAACTTCATTTGTCTTTTTAGATCCTGAAGAAATTTGTTTTTTAACTTCTCTATAAAGTAACTGATTCATTACTTTAGATTCTAACCATTGTTCAAATCTGTCGTCATTTATAGCCCTTAACGCCCCCGCGTGTTTCTTAGAACTCTTTGCATTAATTACAGATTCATTTCGTGATAATAAAGCGGGTATTGAGTCACTTGTTTCTGTTCCTGGACCGTCAATTAATACTTCACCGTCCTTTAATTTTTTAGACTGTGTAATACTTTGTAATTGTGGTATTGCTGTTGCTAAAACAATACCGCCTTGAATTGCCCCCCTTGCTATTAATCCAGGTACTAAACCAGCTCCCAAAATAGGACCTAAACCAATTGGCGGGGGTGCTGTTGCGGCTGCAATTGCTGTTTGTGTATTAATTACAATACTTGCAAAAGCAGCTAATTTCTGAAATGTTAAAGCGGCAATTTGTGCTTCTTGACTATCACCCGCAGCTGAAGCAACCGCAGCGGCTAAGTCTAAAACTGATAACATATTTTGTTGGTCCAATTCAATTTTTGCTTCTGAAAAAGCCCTTTCCATTTCTAAATTCATGGCAAAGTCTGCGGCTGTTTCTTCTCTTTTCTTCGCGTTTCGTTCCTTCATTTCCTCAACAATTACTTCTGTCTTTTTCTTTTCACCTTCACCAATTTTTTCAATTGTTTCGTTGTCTAATCCTAAACTTTTAACGGGGTCAATTGTTTCGCCTAAATCTTCAGGACTCAACCCAGCTTTTAAAGCCCCTAATTCGTCTTTTAATTCTGAAATACGTCTTTTTGTTTCAAAAAACTTATCTGAACCTAAATCTGTTGTTGATAAAGTTTCATTTAATGCTTTTATCCTTTCTTCATATCCTTTAATTGAATTTGCATTTACCCCAACAGCGCCTGAATTTTCTTCAACAACTTCTGTGTTTTCTTCAACAATTGCTGTGTTTTCTTCAGTAACTTTGTTTAAAGGCTTATATCCATTTAGTAGATTTTTAACAGCCCAATTATATTTTTTCTGTGAAATTTCACCTGATTCAAGTTTTTCCTTTAATACTTGTAAGTTTACAGCGTTATTTGCTAAAGTTTCTGTAAAGTCAGACGAATCTTTTGACATTATACCCAAATTAACAGCAAAGTCAGCCCCAATTTTATTTAAAGCCGCCATAACACCTTCACCCTTTTCAAGTGCTTCAATAAATCCTAATAAATTTGTTGTTGCTACTATATAATTTTTTGCAGCTGTTGAAAGTTGGCCGTTACCGTTTTCAAGTTGTAAAATTACACGTCCATAAGCCGCGTCAAGTTTTTCTTGTTCACCTTTGAATGTACTTGTAACAACTTCGGCTTGTTCTAAGGCGTTGCCATGTTCTAATAAATTACCGTTTAAATCAACTAAAACGTCCTGTTGCGCTAACAAAGTGTCAATAGTTTTGACGTTTTCAGTACCAAATAATTTTGATTTTAATGTTGCTAATTCGGCTGGATCTTTAATTGAAGCAAATTTTTCTGAAGTTTGTGTTAAGGCTTCGTTTATATCAAATTGACCGTCAACAAATCCAATTCCTTCTTTTTGCAATTTTAATAAAACACCCCTTAAACCTGTTCCAGCTTCAGCACCCGACAATCCGCCTTTTGCCAAAGCCTGTAAGGCCGCGTTTGTTTCTTGAAAATTTAACCCCGCTGAATTGGCAACCGCCCCAACGTTTTTTAATGATTCGCTTAACTGTGCAATTGTTGCCGTTCCTTTTTGTTGTGATGTTGCTAATATATCTGTGAAATTGGCCGCTTCTTCAGCTCCAACACCAAATTGATTCATAGCTTTTGTAAGTGCTTCGGCTGCTGCTGGAACTTCTAAGCCCCCCGCCTGTGATAATATTACAGCCTGTTCAGTTACAGCCCCTAAAGCTTGGGCTGAAGAAAGTAATTCAGGTTTTGCAGACCCTACCAATTGAAAGGCCTTAGCAATATCTGAAGCCCCTTTACCTGTATTTGCTGAAACTTGTAAAACAGCTTTTTCAAACTTCTTTAAATCACCACCTGAAGCGCCTGTAATAGCCCCTAAATTAGCAATTGACTGTTCAAATTCTGTTATTCGTCTAACAGCATCGCCAACAACTTCTTTAATTGCAAAAGCCCCTATTAATGTTGCTCCAAACTTTTTAATTGAATTGTCCATTTTGGACATATTGCCTTCAACGTTCTTAGTAGTATTATCAACGTTTTTATTTAGGTCGTCAAAACCCTTTTCAGCTTGTTTTAGGTTAGATTTAACCTTAATGTCAATAGTTACGTCCTTAACTGTACCAGCCATATTAATTAATATTTGCTTTTAGGTAGCTAAAGACCTCAATAAACACAAATATAACTATTTTATTAATTTTTTTGGTCTAAATACTCTAATAATTCATGATATTCGTATGTAGATAGGCTTTTTAAGTCTTTTAATTTAGTTAAATCGCCTTTACAAAGTCTTAAATCGTTACGTCTGTCAATTCGTTGTTTTTTAAGTTTTCTTTGTTGTAAATTAATTTCTGTTGTTTCTCTTTTGCCTCCTGAAGCCTTTCCATATAATACTGAAAATCGTTTTTCGATAAGCTCAATAACTCGTCCAACCCTGTCATCAATTCCTGTAAGAACATTCTCAACACCCCTTTTTTTTTACTCCAAAGTTTTATCTTATCCTGATTATATATAACATCATAGTCTTCAATATTTTCAGAAAGGTCGAAATATATAACTGAAGCGTATTTAAAAAGGCTGGTTGGCTCAAATAACCACGTTGACCTGTATTTCATTTCGTCCAATATTTTACCCGCATCAATTGGTTTACCATTGTTTATTTCTTCCATTGCTTTATCACAAAAAGCGTTTATATCCTGTGACGTTAATTTGTTTTGTACTTCTTGATAATAGGTTCTTAAATATCTAAACCTGTTTTCCCTAATATCGTAATCATGTAAACACCTATAATAATGTTTACCCCCACAACTAAAACCGTATTTAAGGTGCATATTGTAACGCGGGTGAATTGTTACTTTTTCAGGATCAGTAAATAAAAACTTAATCCAATAATAAAAGTTTCTTAGGTATTTCATATTAAGCAAATTTTTCTTTTAGTTGCCCCCAAATTTCTTTATTAAAATCTAAAGTGTAAACGTTTTGATGAATGTTAATATTAATATTACCGTCAACATTTATATAAGCATAATAAACGCCCTCAATATCAAATAAAATTTCTGTTTTCCTGTAAACAGGTTCAGGCGCTTCAAATCCAAGTTCTTCAGCTTTTTCAATTTCTTCAATATTGTCAGTCACAAAAACTTCACCTATCATAATTTATTTTCAATTAAAAAGTTAACACCTGATAAAGCTAAAACATAAACAGGATAAAACAATAAAGCGTTTAAATTAATAGCGTTTGTTGAATACATATAAGCCCAATATGGGAAAATAGAATGTAATGAGGCCATACAAGGTAAACAACCGCCTATTGCTTTATAAATGAACTTATCTTTGCCCCACTTTTCTAAACGCCACAAAACGCCCTTAATTTCTTTATCTTCATATCTATACTGTTTTTTAAAGTTCTCTAAATACCCCGTTTCAACCTTTACTTTTTCAACTTCATATAAACAAGCGTTCCAAAAACCAAAACAAACAAATGAATTGATTAACATTAAAATTAGTAAGTCTATCATGATTCAATAATTAGCCTGTCAGTACCTATTGCAACATTTGCAAAATTAACTATAAAACCGTCATGGTCAGCTTTATTATTTCTTATTGTAAGGCCGTCAGAATTATAACCGTTTGAATCTGACAACCAAATATAATAAGTATTATATTGGCTGTAAAAATCAATATAAGGGTCTGTAAGGTCTAAAAAAATGTCATTACCTTGAATAATTGGGTCTGTTGAAACTTCAACTTCATCACCGTTTAGAATATATCTAACAAATAACAATTCATCACCTGTTAAGTTTTGGCGTGTTCCCAGCCAAATTTTAGTCCCGCATTTTCCAACAGGTTTAGTTTTTGTAAAATTATCACAGTTCATACTTTCAATTTATTTTTCAAAATATAATACCATTTAAAAATAAGAAGATATTTTGGTTCATCATTTAATTTATTTATTCCCATTAAAATAGATTCTTCATGCTGTTTAATAGAATTATTTATATTAATTATATAATAATGATTAGGATTTGTTTCTTTTAACTTTTCTAACTGTCTTTTTAACCCCTTTTGTTCGTTAATAAATTTAATTGTCCCAATATAAGCTTCTATTTTCCAATGAAAATTTATTTTATGATAAAATGACTTATTATATTTGTCGCTTTTAGTTATAAAGTAAATTATTCTATAAAATGTAGCAGAAATATAGTTGTTCCCAGCAATAAAATGTTTATTGCTATTATGATTAACCCAATAATTACCACAATCTGAAATCATAAAGCAAATATAACTATTTTTCTAATAACATTTTTATAACTTCTTCAGAATACCAACCTTTTAAATTTACATTATAGATAAAAGGGCTTCCATGATAGTTTTTTGAAATAGTTAATTTTGTTTTTAATCCGAATCTGTAAGGCTTTAACCCTTGTTTAATCAAAGTGTTTTCAATACCTTGTTTTTTTAGGGCTTCAGTTAAAGGCCTGTCCATAAATTTATGACGGCCAACAGGAAAAACTTTATAATTAATTAATTCTAATAGTCTTTTACTAATTAATCTGTTTGCCCCTATTGATTCGCCTGACCTAAAACCTTCATAACCTTTAAATCTTCTGAATTTTTTAGTTTTAAAATCCATTGCTAAAGCATCTTGAAAACCTATATATTCGCTGTTTGTTTCTTTTATTATCTTTTTATATAAGTCAATACATTTAAAACTTGTTATGTCGTCAGACCCTATAATTAAACAGTAGTCAAATTCAATTTCTTTTAAGGCTTCTATTCCTGTTTGCCATTTAAGGCCTAAAGGGTTGTTTTGTAACTCAATAGTTTTATAAGCGTTTTTTTCTGCTAAAATTTTATTATCATAGTCTGAAACAAGGGCAATAACATCTAAATTAATATCGTTGCAATTTTGCCAAAATATTTTAGATATATGAGGCCTTAAATAAAAAGGTGTTACAGCTATTATTTTCATTTAGTCCCGAATAATATAAAAATTTGTTTGTTACCTAAGTAAATTGTTTTGCCACCTTGAATTTTCATTTGATCCTTATAACGTTTCTTTACTTCGTTTAGGTCCTTAAAATATCTAACGTGTGAAATACTGTCAAAATTTGGCACAGAAACAATTATTTTGCATCCTTTAGGTAAATACTCGAAAAACTTAAAATCGTTTGTTAGGTGTTCTAAAACCTCTAAACAAATCGCTGTATTGTATTTGTGTTTAGTATAAGTGTCTTTTTTATACATATCACAAACATAAAATTTGTGTTCAGGTAACAATTCTTTACTTTTTTCAATTGCTACTTCTGAAAAGTCTGTACCATAAGACAATTTAAAGCCTTCATCAACTAAATAATTAGGAAATTGACCAGGACCACAACCAAAGTCAGCAATAATGTCTTTTTCTTTGTTAAGCTTAGATAAAACAAAAGGCCATAAGTCTTTAAAGTAAGGCGTTTTTTTATAATGACTATTATATTTTTTAGAATCAATATAAGCATTGTCATAAAAGTCTTCTTTTAGTTCTCTTTTATTCATTTTAACAACTCTTTTTTAATGTTTTCACTAATATATTCGTTTGTTTTTTTAGCCTCTAATTTTTGCCATTCTTTAAGCTTCATATTTATATCGCCTTTTCTTGTCATCCACCAAATAGGATGAATTAACAACTGACTGTTTTCAGTTATAGTTTTTGGCTCTTTATACCCTGAATCTGAAGTATAAAAAATATCAGTAAAGAATTTTTTGTTATAAGTTGAAAAAGGTTTATCTGTGTTTAAATGTTCTTTTGTTGGCCTATGAATAGAATAAATATTTTTAAACGTTTTTTCATCAATTTCAATAGGGCAATTAAAATCTATATGTAACCCCGTATAATGACCTAAACCCTTAAAGTCTGAAAAGTCTATTGTGTGCCAATTGTAAAGACTGTGTGTTAAAAAGAAATAACTTGCTTTAATTCCTAAACCAGCTTCAATATTTGCCATTTCTAAAGCGTATTCAACAGAAAAATCAACGTCATGCCTTAGAATTATTTGTTTTTCCTTCTTTGGGTCAAACTCATTAAATAAAACGAATTTAAAACCGTCTTTTAAATAGCCCTGTAATAGTTTTTTATATAATTGTTTGTTCATATTACTTAATTTTCTTTTCAATTACTCCCTGATTCTTAGAAATAATGTCAAGTTTTTTGTCTAAATTAGTTTGGTTTTTCATTATCTTATTCAACTTACTTGGCAAAGTCAAAATAATAATTAATAAAATGATACTTACTACTATTAAAATTAAATTCATGTTTTTTTGTTTTAGTTTATAATAAAAATTTATCTGTTTGTTCTAATTCTTTTTTTGTAAGTGGTTTTGCTGGACAACCCGCAACAGTTTCACCCTCTTTTACATCTTTAACAACAACAGCCCCCAAACCTATCTTTGCACCCTTTCCAATTTTAACTTTGTTTCTTATAATTGCACCCGCCCCAATTTCAACGTCTTTTTCTATTATTACAGACCCGCCAATTAAACAACCTGAACCAATTAAACAACCTGGACCAATATAAACATTGTGGCCAATATGGGCTTTTACTCCAATTATTGATCCTGGACCAATTGAAGTAACTGTTTTTGTTGCTCTCATTATTATTGCTGAATCTAATATTGTTACATTGTCGCCAATTAAAATATGTCCCGCGTGAGGTATTAAAAGCCATTCATCTTTTATTTTTTCAGCGCCTAAACCATGATAAGAAAAAACAACGTTTTGTTCAATATGTACGTTGCGGCCAATTCTAACCCATTGAGGCAAAACAACATTTATTGAAGGTCTAAAAAATTCCCTCATTTTTAAACAAAATTTTTGTCTGTTTGTTAACTCCATTAGTCTTTTAATTTATTAATGATTAGTAATATATCTAAACTTTGATAACCTTTATTAGATAGCGCGTGAATAATTATAGCGCCTGTTTTATAATATTTTTTAGGTAATTTGCTTAATAAAAGTAAAGTTTCGTCAGGCCTTAAATTACATAATGAACTTAACTTTTCTGAATCTTTTTTTAACTTTGTTTTTTCGCTGGACATCCAAAATAAATTCCTTTTTCGCTAATATCTTTGGTTACTAACGACATTGAACCAATTTTAACTTCATCAGCAATAATAATTCCATGCTGTAAGACTGTGTTTGTTCCTATAAAACAATTTTCGCCAACTATTGCACCACCTACAGAATTTTGAACTTCGTCAAGGTTGTTAAACATTACGCGGGGTGCTAAAAATGAACCGTTACCAATAACTGAACCCCTTGCAACAACTACTAAGTTTCTAAGTGTTACATTATTTCCAATTTTTGCATTACCTGTAATAATAACGCCTGAATCAATATAACAGTTTTCACCAATTTCAACATTGTCACGTATTTCGACATTTCGCCTAATTACTGTGCCTTTACCAATTTTGCAATTATCACCTATTGAAACAGTCCTTTCAATTTCGGCTGTTGGGTGAATTAATGTATTTATTCCTACTTCAAACATTTAACAAATATAGTAATAATTTTGTTTTAAGCCCCACAATCAAAAATTGTAATTTGTGAAACGTGGTTTTTAATTCTTTTAATTGAGGCCTCAAAATAGTCTTTATCTAACTCACAAGCCGTTAATTCAAAGCCTCTATTATGACAAGCTATTGCAATACTTCCGCTTCCTAAATGAGTATCTAATATTTTATCATTTTCTTTAGCATAGTTATCCAATAGCCACTCATAAAGTCTAACTGGTTTTTGTGTTGGATGATGTTTCTTTTCAGCACTTGTATTGCCTTGCAAATTACCGTAATATCTGTAATCAAAAGTTTGTGCATTTTTATCAAAAGATGTCCAAGCTAATTCACCATCTGCAAAATTTGGAACTGGATTTCCTTTATGCCAATAAATAAAACACCTACCACCAAACCCCCAAATAAATGGAAAGTAATTACCACCCCAAATGATTTGATTTTTTGAAACTCTAAACAATTCTTTAAAATATTCATCATTCGGTGCAATATTCCATTCTTTCTCTTGTTTCTCCATTCTAAAATTTAATATAGCCGTTTCTTTTTTTCCATAGCCATAAGGAGGATCAACTATTGCTAAATCAAAGTAGTTATCTGGATAACGTGCCATTAACTCAATATTATCTTCGTTTGTTATTGTTATTTTATCTGTTACTTTCATTTTTTAAGTTTTTAATGTTACGCTATAAAGATAAAAAAAAATATTAATTTCTGTAATCTTTTACCCATTTCCTTTTAAATCTGTTTAAGATATATCTTAAAGTATCAAAATGATCCGCTTTTTGGTTAGCAATTGACCTATCTTTTTTAATAATTCTTTGTTCTGAATCACATTCAACATTTTTAAGGTCATAAATCGTATGTTCACAACGCGGGTTAAATAATACGTTTGGATGAAAGGCTAAAATTGTATTACAAGTAACCCTATTTTCTTTGTGTGTTGGGTTTACAACAACTTTTAATTGTGTTTGGGTTATGTTCAGAAGGTTTTTAATCATTCTGTAACTGTTCATCTTATCACTAATTAAATGGGTTCTGTTATTTCCTGAATTATCACCTGTAATAATACAATTGACTAAAAATTTATTATATTTAAACTTAATCTTTTCTAATAATTGTGGTAAATCAGGCGCGGCCATTTCGTCAAAGAAGTGAATATAATCATGGCCAACGTGAGCAAATAAACAGGTTGTATTATCAATATTAAAATCAAAACTTATAATAAATTGCATATTTTGATTAAATACAGCCTTTTCGCTTATATGTTTAGCGTCTTCAAATTGTGTAATATAAGGGCTATCAACTTTAGGCGTACCCCATTCGCCCCACGCGTATATTTTATAATCTTCAGGATCTAAAATCTTCATGTTTTCAAATTCCTGTATTACGTGCTTATCATATCGCCCAAAATTTTCGTCAGGGTGTCCACTTACCCAATAATTATCTAAATAATTAGTTTTAATAAGTATTGAATCACCTCTTTTATTAATCCATTTACCTGATTTATGACTTAATGAAGTAAATTCTGAAGGTCCTGGAACTTCTAAAGGTAATTTTAACCAATCTTCTTTATCAATTAAGTCTTCTTTTACCCAATGTTCTTTACTTATTGGATTCCATGTATAAAATATCTGTTGGCCGTCTTCACCCCTTAAACGTCTTCTAAGTTCTTTAAAGTCGTCCTTTTTAAAGTGGTCTAATTCATCTAATAATATTTTTTTATAGCCTTTTAACCCTTTTACTTTTCCACTTTTGTCAATACCTCTGAATCTTATAACATTATTTGATGCTAATTTTATTAAAAATAATTGAAGTTTGTTTTCTAATTCAAATTTTTCGTCAATCTCTTTAAAATCGTTGTAAATAGTATCATTAATTGAAGCCTGTTCTTTTCTAAATATAATTGAATTAAATTGCTGTTTTTCGCCCTCAATCATTAAAGCCTGTGCCAAAGAATAAGTTTTGGCCGCTGAAGACCCCCCGTAAATATAAACGTGCCTAATTTCAGGATCTTTTAAAACGTCTAAAATATGCCAATAAAGCGGGTTAAATAAATTGGGGTTTATTTTTATTAGTTGTGACATTTATATAAATTCAGCTTTATAGCCTTTTACTGTATTAGCGTGAAAGTTCAGGACCTTAGAAACTGTTGAAATATTACACTTTAAATATTCAGCTACTTCACCAATTGAATTAAATTCTTTTTCTTCAGTATCATTATAAATCTTTACTTTTTTCCTTTTATGCTGGTTTTTCATTTTTTAATTTATTGATTTTACTTCTTTTTTCTGCAATTTTTTTATTGTTTAATTCGACCATTTTTGCAATTTTATCATTACTAATTGAACTTTCAACATTATAAGGCTCTGCTGGTTTGTAAACAATCTTTTTTGCTGTTTTACCGTTCCTATCTTTAGGCCTAAAACCTTTACTTAATAAGTAATTTACAATTGCTGTTCTTGAAACATTATTGAACTTTGCTATTTCACCAATTGGCTTACCTTCTTCAAAATGTCTTATTATTAGGCAATCATGCCTATTTTTAACAAGTCTTTTGACAGCGTTTTTAGCCTCTTTTAAATCAATATTAAACCATTCGCCAACAAATCTACTTTCAACAAACATTGAATGTAGGTCTGATTCTATTTTTGAAAAGTTTGTTATTTGGTGGCTTTCATATCTTAATGTCATTAAACACCCACCTTGAGACATTAAACTTTTTATTCTTTTTGAAGGGTTGTCAGAAACCCCAATTTTTATACGGCCATTTTCCATATTTTCAATTAAATATATAGCCTTTGTATTTCTTTTGATTTTCATAAAACAAATGTAACACTTTTTTTTGTGTTAACACTTTTTTTTGTGTTATTTGCTTTCAATTTGCTTTGTTTCACCATAACCAATAATTCTTATTTCGGGTCCTGTGTCAACTTCTGCAAACATATAATTTCTATAATCCTGTAAGGCCTTAGAACGTGTTGCCGCGCTTCCTAATTCCTGTATTATCATTTTCATAACAAAAGGCGTTTCTTCGTCATTCCTTAAAGCAACTAATTCTTTTTCAGTCGCGTTAAATACTAATTCATAGAAGTCTAACAGCTGTTTTTTAGTTAAAGGCTCAACACCTTGTTTTTTTAATTTTGCGTTGATTGTAGCAAAGCTTTTACGGGGTCGGCCATTCTTATTAATGTTTTCAGGCCTTGAATCAAAGCCTTTACCAATTAAATTTTCAGGATTTGGCATATTTTCGCTGTTTTTTCGTTGTTATTGTTGTAATATACAAAATATTATATTGTTATAATTGTTTTATACAGAATTTTATATTGTTTACTTAATACCTAATAATTTAAAAACAACATGTTCGCGTGTTTCTGTGTGTTTTGCGAAGGCTGTAACTACTTTTGTGTAATCTTCTTCTGTATAATCTAAAGTAATAATAAAATTATTTTTGTTTGCCGATTTTTCGTTTTTTTCTTCTTCTTCATAAATTCCTTCTAATTCTGTGCTGTTTTCTTCCCAAACGTTAAGCCCTAAAGAATTTAATTCAGAACTTTCCCATTCGTTGCCTAAGTCGTCAAAACTCCATTCACCGTAAGAAATATTTGTTGAAATAGCGTAAGCCCTTAAATCTTCTTCAGGTGTTTCAGCTGGTATTATTTTACAAGGTACGTCTTTAAATTTTAGGTCCTTACAACCCTTTAATCTCATGTTACCAGCAATTACAACAAATGATTCTTTGTAAGGTACAACAAAAAGTTCTTGAAGTTCTAATTGTTGTGGCCTTTTTTCTAAAGACGTTAATAATTCTTTAAATTTTTGATCCTTTATAATTCGCGGGTTTTTTGGTACCCCTTTTAATTGGCCTTCATTTGATAAAAGCCTTGAAAGTTTTATTCTTTTCCTTTCAAACGTGTTTAAATCTGACATAAGTATTTTAATTGGTTTTGAAATTTTATTTGCATATACTCAATAAAAGCCTGTTTTTCTTTTTCGTTTTCAATAGGTTTGTCAGGTGTAACCCATAATCCAGGTGCAACTTTTATTTTATTTGAAGTATTAGGGCTTTTTATATTTAGTTTCTTTAAAGCTTCAAG